TATGGAGTGCTCATTATTTGAGAAGTTCGAGCGGACATTTTCGGGTCATTACCATACACGATCAGACAACGGACGAATCTTCTACCTAGGCAATCCTTATGAGATGTTCTGGAACGATGTGAATGACCCTCGTGGATTCACAATCTTTGATACAGACACTCTAGATTTTGAACAGATTGATAATCCATTCAGACTCTTTTATAACATCTACTATGAAGATACTCCATATCAAGTATTCGATACTACTGAATATGTGGGTAAAATTGTAAAAGTCATTGTCAGGAAGAAAACCGAACCTAAGAAATTTGAAAGGTTTATAGATAAGTTATATTCCTGTGGTATTCAAGACTTAAAAATTGTAGAAAATTTCACTATTCAAGAAAACGAAGAGTTTGAAGTTGAAGAAAGTGAGAACACTATCTCTATCCTAAATCGATATATCGATGAGGCAGAGTTTGACTGTGATAGCACCATCATCAAGGGAATCCTTCAGAAAGTCTATTCACAAGCCTGCGAGGTCGAGTAATGTTTTTACTAACGCTCAGAGATTCAAAAGAAGAAGGTGCTTACGCTGTACAAAATCGGTATGGTGAAAAAGTTCTTTTTCTTTTTGAGGATGAGGAAGATGCTGAGCGTTATGCAATGCATTTAGAAGAAGATGAAGAAGCATCGATGGATGTTGTAGAGGTTGATGATAACCTTGCAATTTTGACCTGTAAACGCTATAATTACAAATACGCGGTGGTGACACCGAATGATATTGTGATTCCTCCCAGAGACTTAGATGATAACATTCCAGAAGATTAGATGGAAAAATTTTCTCTCTACAGGTAATCAATTTACTGAGATAGACTTTCAGAAAAATAATACTAATTTAATCATCGGAACAAATGGTGCTGGTAAATCCACTATGCTGGATGCACTTACATTTGTTTTGTTCAATAAACCTTTTCGTAAAATTAATAAACCTCAACTAGTCAATTCTCAGAATGAACGCGACTGTTTGGTTGAGATTGAATTTGAAATTAATACTCGTCAATATCTTGTTAGGCGTGGGATCAAACCCAATGTGTTTGACATTGTTGTAAATGGCACAGAACTTCATCGTGAAGCAGATGACCGTGCCATGCAGCGTGTATTGGAAGATAATATCCTCAAAGTAAACTATAAATCATTCACTCAGATTGTGATTCTGGGTAGTAGTACTTTTGTCCCCTTCATGCAATTGACGAGTGCAAATCGTCGTGAAGTGATTGAAGACTTGCTGGATATTCGCATCTTTTCTTTGATGAATAATATCCTTAAGGATAAGATTCGTACTCAAAAAGATCAAGTGAAGTCTCTTGATTTGAAGAAGGAAAATCTCAAAGACAAGATGAAGATGCAACAGAACTTCATAGATGAGTTGGAAAATCGTGGTAAGCAGAATATTGATTCTAATAATACCAAGATTACAAAACTTATGGAAGAAGTTGATAATTATATGCTAGAGAATGAGAAACTTGAAGAAGAACTACAAAATACTACAAAGAAGCAAGAAGAGGTAACGGGTGCGAGACAAAAGTTATCGAAACTAAACACACTTCGGGGAAAAATCTCTCAGAAAGTATCTGCTATTACGAAAGAGCACAAATTCTTCATGGAGAATACGGTATGCCCTACTTGTACTCAGGAGATTGAAGAATCGTTCCGGTTAAATAAAATTGACGACGTTCAAAATAAAGCAAAGGAACTAAAGGAAGGTTTCGACGAGTTGGAATCGACCATAAAGTTTGAACAAGAGCGAGAACGTCAATTTAACAACCTATCTAAGGAGATTACGAATCTAACGCATGGCATTTCTCAGAACAATACTCGGGTTGGCGGAAACCAACGACAAATCCGAGATCTTGAACAGGAAATTCAAACTATTACCGAGAACCTTGCAAACCGAAATACTGAACATGAAAAGTTAGACGAGTTTAAATCCAATCTGGCACACACATTTGCTGAACTGTCAGACAAAAAACAAGAAATCGTTCATCACGATTTTGCATACTCACTACTCAAAGACGACGGAGTAAAAACGAAGATCATAAGAAAGTATCTTCCATTCATTAACCAGCAGGTTAATCG